ACGTTGTTCAGGACGGTGCAGCCCCCGCCCACGCCGCTTAGGTCGGTCCTCACGGTGGTCGGCAGCGCGGAACCTGCACCGTTGTCGTCGTAGGCGGTGACGGTGGCCTGACCGCCGTAGACCTGCTGGATCGTGACCCACTTGCCCTGCCAGCGGGCAAGGCCGTAGCGGTAGGGGTTGAAGTTTTCGAACTCGCCCGTCGCACCGCACGGGTAGTTCTCCCAGTCAATCGTCACCGACGGCGAACCAGACGGCGCCGTCGTGCCCGTTGCGAGATAGACCGTCGCGCCCTTGGAGATCTCGTTGTTCAGACCGCGGATCGCGAGCTGATCCACCACCGTCAGCGACGACGCAACAAGGTCAGCCGTGATCGACGCCGGCACGCCCGGATCCGTGGGGAAGCTGACGATGATCGTGCCGTCGCCGTCGATCACGCGAATGCCGTCCGGGTCAGCCTCCCACCGCCGCCCAGACTCCGCAGAGGCGATCTTCGTGACCAGAGCGATCACGGCCGAGAACAGGTCGGCCGTGATCGTGCCCGCCTCGATGTACTGGCCGTTCAGCTTCCCGACGGTCGCCTTCGCCAGGTCGATCGAGGCAAGCACCTGGTGGCCGAGCTCGACCGGCACCCACGCCCCGTCACCGGCGCCGCGCCACTGCGCGATGACAGCGTCGTTCTCGTCGAACATGAACCAGGTGTCGCCCGGCTGGTTCGGCGCGTCTCCCGGCTCGAGCGCGGAGAAGGTGACGGTATTCTTGCCGTTCGCAGACTCCAAGGCCTGCTGCGCCACACCGGCGGCCTCCATGCCTGCGACCAGACCGGCCGCGACGTCGATGTCGTCGCCGTCAGGGGTGGCGATCGACGCCGACGGCAGCTGCGGCACACCCTCGAGGGCCTTGAGGCGGCGTGCGAAGTCGTCGAGGTCGCGCGCCAGACGGGCAATGGCCGGGTCGCTCACGCCGCCTCCTTGTCCGCACGGATCACGGTGCAGGTCACGTCATCGGACTCGTCCGGGCGGCGCGACGTCGCCAGCACCCGCACCCACAGGTCCAGGTCGCCACCCCACCCGGTGCCTGCGCCGAGGAGTCGGACCTCGTCACCCAGCGACGGGACCGCGTCGCGGCGAACCACGACCTGGGTGACGTCGTCAGTGCCGGCACGCAACGCCACCTGCCGGGCAGCGGTGGCCTGCGCGCGACCGGTGGAGGTGGCGGCCTTGTCGGGGTACACCACGACCCGGGACAGGCGGGTCTCCGCGGACCGCAGTGCCGTCGCGGCGATCATCTTGCGACCCTCGCCGGAGCCAAGGACGAGGACCTCGTCGGCGTACTCCTCACCGTCCCACTCGATCTGTGGGACCACGGTGACGTTCTCACCGACCGTCCACCGCATGTCCAGCCGGCGGCGGCCGATGCGCTGATGCCCCAACCGCAGCCGGTGACTGATCGTGTCCCCGGACCACGCGTGCTCCTCGACCCAGTCGAACGGGGCCGCGCGGGCCAGACGCACAGCTTCTGCTTCGAGGTCGCTGGTCTTGTACCAGGCCAGGTTGTAGGGGCCGGTCTCGAAGTCCTCACCACCGTCAGAGGTCGTGCCCGGGGGTTGCCCGATCCTGATGCCGGACTTGGCCTGGTCGATGACCAGGCCAAGGTTGCCGCGGGGGTGGCCCTGCACGTGCGCCCAGATCATGCGCAGCATGTCCAACGGGTCCACGCCCACGCCTTCACCGGCGCCCGACCCGTAGTCGCCCAGGAACGGGCGGTCCTTGAGGTAGCCGGTGAACCCGGCGCACGACAGCTCGAGGTTCGGGCCGTTCATCGTCAGGTCGGTGACGATGCCGGCGCCGTCGATGACCCCGTCGACCTCGGCGTACACGCACGTCGACCACGGCACGAACAGCGGGTCGCCGGTGCTGGTCTGCAGGCGCGCAACCTCGGGGGTGATGGTGGCGTTGATGCTGTTGGTGCCGGTGAGTACCTTGCTGATCTCGGCCCCGGACAGGGGCAGGTCGGGCATGAGGAAGTCCTCGGTGCCGTCACCGCGCAGCCGGGTCGCGAAGTAGCGCCACGCCACGGTTCAGTCCGAGCTCGGGACTTCGAGGAACTCGACGTCCCACAGCACGGTGGAGTACTGGTCGGTGCGGAAGTCGCCCTGCCCGCTGTTCTTGGCCGCCTGCAGCTTGAGCGTCTGGTTGGTTCCTCGCATGCTCGCCGGGACCGCGAGAGTGTCGGACGTGAGCAGCATCTGCTTGGTCGATGACGCGATGTCGAAGCCCGTCTGCTGCGACGTCAGCGACCCGAGTGCGAAGCGGACACCACCTGCGGTGGCTGCCGACGTGGCCGGGTTGACCCCTCCGAGCATGCCCACGACCTTGACCTGCGTGGCCCACGCAGGGACCTTCAAGTCGCGGTTCGCCTGCGGGGTCCAGTCCGTGTACGAGGTCGAGGAGCACACGGACTGGGCCGTGGGTTGGGTGTTGTACAGGTCACGCTGACGGCGGGGCCGGATGAGGGTGCGCAGGTCGGTGATCATGGCCGCGGTGATGGCGCCGTTGTTCGCCGGCTGCACGATCCGGGCCAGCGGCACGAACGGGTACGTCGTCGGGATCGACGGGACCAGCACGGCTCGGCAGTACTTCGCCGTCAGCGGGTCGGCCGGCACCTGCCCCGCGAACTGCGGGTCGTCGATGCGGATGCCGAGGATGTCGGTGCGCCCTGACGCTGACCCGGTCGCTGCGACAGGCACGTCCTCGTTGGCGTCGTTGTACACGGCGTACGACTCACCGGCCGCTCCGGGAAACCGGTTCTCCATCGCACCCCCGCCGGGCATGATGACCACGCCGGGGCCGGTGGGGGAGCGAGGTACTACCCGCAGGTCCGTGGGCAGGATGATGCCGGTCGCGCTCGACGTCGCCGCGTAGGCGATGCGGCGCGCCATGGCGGCAGGGACCCTACCGCCGTCCACGGCCCAAGCAGGAAGCAACGTCACGTCGAAACTCCAATCACAGCAGCAGGATTCGTCACAGCCCGTGCCAGGCGGGACGCCACGACAGGGTGCAGGTCGCGGTGTTGGTGGGGTCGATCCCGCCGAAGGTGAACTCGCCCTTCCCGGGTCGCATCCGCGCCTGCAGCAGCCGGGTGCGCGGCGACAGGGCGCCAGCCAGGTTCGCGCCGTCGTTGCGGGTCACGGTCAACGCCCACGGGTGCGTCAGGACGGTCACGTACTGGTCGTACGCCAACGTCAGGTCCGGCAGCTCGACCCGCCACCCGGGGCCAGCCGCCCACGGGGCACTGATCGGGCCGGTGAACTGCAGCCGGAACGGTGTGGTGGCGTCGCCGCCGACGTCATCGATGACGCCCTGGCGCTGACCGCCTGCAAGGGTGTCGATGGGCCACTGGTCGGGCAGGACCCAGCCGCCGCTGGTGTCGGTGACCAGTCGCACCGTGACCGAGCGTTGTGCCTCGTCGTAGTGCAGGTGGTCCACGCACTGGAAGTCCGCGGTGATGCGGGCCTTGCCCTTGTTCGTCATCAGGTCCGGGGTGGGGCCGGAGTAGCGGCGGGGCCGCCCGTACACGCGCCGGACCCGGCCGCCGGTGTGGTACGTCAGTGGCAACGCGACACCGGTCTGGTCGCGCCCGGAACGCCACGCCGTCGCCAGCCTCGACGCGTGCGCCAGAGCGGAGGTCGCGTCGGGCGCATCGGTGTTGATGTCGAACGCCCACGTTGGGCCGCCGAGGGTGTCGCGGCCGAAGAGGACGCCGTCGCCGACAGGGTTGGGTTTGTCCTGGTCGCGGACCTCGGCCGAGCCGGTGTCGAGCCCGAGCACGCCGAGTGGGATCTCGTCGCGGTATCCGGAGAACCCGACACCGGCGAGCTCGAAGTAGCCGTCGCGGTATGCCTCGATGGGTTCGATGTCGATGGGCATGGTCAGTTCGCTCCGTAGGCGCCGGCGTTGCGTTGGGAGCGGCGCGCGAATGACAGGGCGCCGGCTACGTCTCCGGCGGCGTCGTACTTGACGCCGTTGAGGATGTAGGTGTCGCCGCCGGTGGCTCGGCCGCCGCTGGGTCCGGGTGCGCCTTGGACCATGAGGGGCTTCAGGAGGGTGGCGAGGTTGACTGCGGGCTGCCCCTGCAGTGAGGCGAGCAGCTGCGCCGAGCGGGCGTCCAGCGAAGCGCTGGTGGCGAACGACGACTGCAGACTCCTGGCCTTCGACACCGACCCAACCGCTTGTGCCGCCAGGGTTTCCGCCTCTGGGCCGCCCTGCTCGAGCAGCTGCAGCGCGAGGGTGCGGAAGCCCATCCGGTTGAGCTTCTCGATGTTGTCCAAGAACGTCTTTGTCACCCTGTTCGTAGACCCGGCGGCCTTGATGGTGCGGTCGATCAACGGTGCCCGGTCAGCCCGGTACTCGGCTTCCACCCGCGCCGTCGCCTTCACCGCATCGGCGGACGCCTTGCGGGCGGCGGTGACCTTGCCCTCCGCTGCGGCGACCTTGCCCAGCAGGAGCCGCTGCCGGTCGAGCAGGTCGTTCACCCGCCGTGCCGCCGCCGCACGAGACGCCGACGTCCCGCCACGAGTCGCCTTGCGGGCCGCGGCCAGGTCACGGGCGGCCTTGCGCTGCTGCGCCTGCAGCGAGCGCAGCGCGTTGATCGCCGCCGTCACCGCGGTCGCCCGGGATGAGCGAGTCTTGCGGGAGTCGGTCACGTCCTGCCAGTCAGTGACGTCACGGATCAGGTCGAAGATGCCAGCAAAGTCGACCTCGCCGCCGTCGGCGAAACCCGCCGCGTCCCCGACCGCGCCACCCTTGGCGAACTTCAGCGCACCAGACCGCACAAGCCCGCGCGCCCGGTACATCGCGGCCTGACCGCCAGCCGCATCGACCTCGGCCGCGGTCCACACGTGCTCGCCGTTGGAGAGCTTCGCGTCGATCGAGTCCGACGTTCCGGTGCCGGGACCGTAGATCGCGCCACCCGTCGCAGCACCCTTGACCTGGCCGCCGCGGATGGATGCGCCCGCGCCCGAACCCATCTGGCGGTTCACGACGTTCACGTACACGGTCTTGCCCGTGATGCGGTTGATCGTGCGGATCAGCTCGTTGGCCTTGGCGATGCCCTGATCGGCGCCCGTCACGGTCAGGCGGGCCGTCGTCGACCCAGGGATATCGAGCAGCCTGCGCATCACCGTCGCAGCCTGATCCGCCGCGATCGTCGCGCCCGGCGTGGCCACGTTCCCGTTGGTCTGCTTCGGCACGGTGAACAGGGAGGACTTGACCCGCTCGGTCTCCTGCCACGCCTGCACCGCCCCCGGCGCGAGCACCTTCGGGGCCGTCTCCTTTGGCACGGTGAACAGGGACGACTTCAGCTGCTCGGTCTCACGCCACGCCTGCACCGCGCCCGGAGCCAATACCTGCGGCTCGGTGGACTTCGGCAGCTCCGTCAGGGACGACTTCAAGTTGGCCGAGTCGGTGAGCGCCTGCTCCATCCCGGGCGTCGACACCATGGCGCTGACGTCGTCGGGGATCAGCCCAAGCTGGTTGGCCAGGGCCTCAGCCTTCGGGGCGGCCATGCCCATGGCCTCGGCTGCCTGGATGAACTGCTCGCGGCCACGGGACACGATCCCGGCAACGGTTTGCGCGGACTCGCCGGCCTCGAGGGCCTTGGCCGCGTAGTTCGTGGTGGCCGACGCGATCGCGTCCAGCGCCGCCTGGTTGTCGCGGCCGGCCTGCGTGCCGATCTTGAGGTTGCGGCCGTTCTTCTCCACGGCCTCAGCGGCGGCGTCGACCGCGGCCTCGAAGTCGCGCGCCGACCCGCGCTGACCAAGCATCGCCGAGCCGAGCTCTTCGATGGCCGAAGCTGCCTCGCTGATCTTCTCCGCAGCGGCCTCCGCGGACCCGCCAGCCGCATCGAGCCCGGTGGCCAGCCCCTTCGACCCGTCCGTCGCCTGAACGGCAGCATTCGCGCCAGCGGCCAGCGCCTCCGAGTAGCCGGGCAGCTTCGCCTTCAGCTCATCGACGCTGACGCCGTTCTTTGCGGCCATGTCGGCCAGCTGCCCGAAGACGTCAGCGGCCTTCTCCGGGTTGCCGTTCGACACCAGGCCGGCCAGTGCGCTGTCGATCTGCTGCAGCGCGTCGAGGGACGTCTGCACCTCGGACCGGTTTCCGAACCCAAGGGCTGCCGTCACCGACCCGAGAGAGTCGTTGGCCTTCTCGAGGAATGAGGGGTCGAATGCGATGCGTAGCGCGTCGCCGACAGACCGCACCGGCGAGTCCGACATGCCAGAGATCTTTGCGTTCTGCGCCAGCCGGTCGTTGAAGCCGGCGAACGCGTCGTCGGCGGTCAGGATGTCGTTGGTGAGCTTCTCCACCCCGTAGGCGGCGTTGTCGCCGTCGAGGATGCGGGAGGCAGCCACGGCCACACCAACCGCGGCGAGGCCCTTCGCGAGGCCCTTCGTGGCGGTGGTGGCCGCGTTGACGCCCTTGGCCGCCCGGGGGCCCTTGGTGGAGATCCTGTCGAGGGATTCCGACAGCTCCACACCGGCGCGGACGAGCTTGATGGTGCCGCCGACGGCCAGGAGAGACGCACCGCCGAAACCGGCGACCCCAACAGCCGCCTGCTGCACCCCGGGTGGCAGGTCGGCGATGAACCCGGCCAGGTCCGCGAAGGCGCCCGCCACATCGGCCACGGCCGGCGCGAGCACCGACCCAAGGTCGATCGCCGCATCTCGGGCGGTGTTCTGCGCGATCTTCAGCTGCGACGCCGTGGTGGCGTACCGCTTGGCCGCCTCGTCCTGCAGGGCCGTGTTCGACTCCCACGCCTGCGCGCCCTGGTCGAGGGACTCGGTCAACAGGTCCCCGGCACCGGCCATCTTGAGCAGCGCCGAGGACACCCGGACGTCGGACTGGCCGAGCTCGTCGAGGGTGGTGAAGACGTCCCCGCCAGTGTCCTTGATGCGGCCCAGCCCGGTCGTGAAGGCGGCCATGGCCCGGGCCGGGGACTCCTCGAAGGCCTTCGCGAAGTCGGAGGCGGACATGCCGGCCACGCGGGCGAACCCGTCCAGGTCGTCCGACCCGGTCTTGACCGCCTTCGACATGTCCATCAGGACGTTCGACACGGCCGTGCCGCCAGCCTCAGCCTCGACGCCCACGGACGCGAGGGCGTTGCTGATGCCGAGCAGGTCGGACTCGGACATGCCGACGACCTTCGCGGCGCCGGCGATGCGGGAGGCCATGCTGACGATGTCGCGCTCGGTCGAGGCGCCGTTGTTGCCCAGCTGCACCAGGGCGGACCCGAACCGTTCGACGCCTTGGGCGCCGTCGCGGTCCATGGTGCCCATGACGTTGCTGATCTGCGCGATCGCGGTCGCGGCCTCGTCGGCGGTCAGGTTCGTGGACTCGCCGAGCCCGATCATGGTCTTGGTGAAGCCGAGGATGTCGGCCCGCTTCACACCGAGCTGGCCGGCTGCCTCAGCAACGCCGGCGATCTCGGACTGTGTCGCCGGGAGCTCGCGCGCCAGACCGCGAAGGCCTTGCTCGATCTGCGCCATCTGCGCCGGGGTGCCGTCGACGGTCTTGGTGACCCCGGCCCAGGCGGACTCCCAGTCGATGCTGGCCTTCGTTGCCAGCCCGAGCCCTGCGGCGACTGCGGCGCCGCCGACGGTGGCGGCGTTGCCGACGCGGTCCCAGTCGGACGCGTTCTGCGTCATCGACTTCCCGAGCCGCCCCATGGCGGTGTCGGCGCGCTTCGCAGCGTCCTCGGCGGCCTTGCCGGTGCGACGGGCGGCGGCCTCACCTTCGGCCATGCCCGCCTTGAAGTTGCCGATCTCAGCCCGGAGGCGAACGACTACGGACCGATCGGCCACCGCTGCACCTCCGATCGGCGTACTGTGCGGGCATGAGCGATGGGAAGACCACGGGGGGCGAACGGCGCGACAGGTCCAAGAGCGCCCGGGACTGGTTGGTGCTGATTGCGATTGGGCTGCTCGTGTGGGCCATTGGCGGCGCCATGGACTCGGGCATCGCTGCACTGGGGATGCTGATGGTGATCGTGTGCGCCTTTGGCCTGCTGTGGCGGCTGCTAAAGGGCCGCTAATCGCCGCGGCGCACGGCCAGCTCCTGCTCGGTGAAGCGACGCACCCGGATCAGCGCACCCGGCTCGGGTTTGTCGCCGTCCTCACGCCGCCGCTCGAGCGCGGCACCGGCGTAACAGACCGTTTCGTCGTCGACGACGACCCACTCGCCGTCCGTCATCGGGTCGTGCGACTCCGGCGCCCACTGCCCGCATCCGCACCGGCACATCAGGGCGTCGTGCCGGCGCCGCGCCAACGACAGCAGAAGCGACGTCTCACCGAACTCGTCCCATGGCAGGTCGAGGAACCGCACGGGTGAGACCTTGAGGTCGAACGCCTCCCTCAGCGCTTCGAGGAGCGGCGCGCCTTGCGGTTCGTGGAGCGCCGCTGCGAGAAATCCACGTCGAGGACCTTGGCCCGCTCCGCCAGGGCCTCGTTGGTGAAGCCCATGGTGACGATGAGCTTGTTCAGCTCGCCCTCGTTCGCCTCGTACAGGCGGTGCAGGTCCTCATACGTGGTGTTCGCCGGGGTCACGATCTGGGCGGCCAGCTGGTGCAGCACGGCGGTCATGCTGTGCTGCGGGTCGGCGTCCGCGAAGTCCTTCTCCTCGGTGCCGAGGTTCAGGTCGAGCTTGGCGGCCAGGTCGGTGCGGAACTTCTTGACCCACTCGCTGGACCGCTTCTCCACCTCGAACCAGACGCCCTCCTTGAAGGCGGCCTTGGTCTGCTCGAACTCGTCGATGAGCTGGTCGACCTCGGGGCCGTCGGGAAGGGCTTCGATGCGGTCAGCCAGGTACTCCATGCGGGCGACGAGCTGCGCCTGCGGGTACAGGCGCACGCCACGGCGGGTGGGGTGGACTCCGGCGAGGAAGTCGGCCCACTGGAAGTCTTGCGGGGTGATGGTGGGGCTGGTGTCGACGCTGGTGTTGAGTGACTCGGGTGTTTCGGCGTTCTCGGGGACGCCTCCGGCGAGGATCTCGTCGGGCTGGGTGTCGTTGCTGCTCACGGGGATTGGCTCCTTCACGGGGTCACGGGGTCACGGGGGAAGGTGGTGCACCCCTCCGACCCGCCCCGTGTGCCGGGCCGGAGGGGCAGCGGGTGTCAGGCGCCGGACGCGATCTCCTTGTTGAGCCACGCGTCCTGCACGCCGAGCGGGACGACACGCTTGATGTAGCCGCCACGGTCGCCCGGCTTCTGCGGGTTGTCGGTGATGACCTCGTACAGGTCGTACGGGTCACCCGCGACGAAGTCCTCGGTGTGCTTCTTGCCCTCGGACTCCAGCAGCCACAGACGGGTGCCCTTGTCCTTGAGCGCCTCCCACGCGACGTCGTTCGCCGGGTCCGCCAGGCCAGCGGGGGTGAGCTCACGGAAGGGGGTGACGGAGCCCTCGTAGTTGCTGGCGCCGTAGGCGACGGCGTTGCCCTCGGCACACAGCTTGGTGTCCGGGATGGTGTCCGACCCGGTCGGGGAGAGCCGGTAGTCGGACTTGAGGATGCGGCACTCGAGCCGCACACCGGCGTTGGCCTCGGTGGCCGTGACGGCCTCGGGGTTGGCGGGCTTGGTGGTGAGGGCGACCAGACGGGTCCGGCCGTCGGCAAGAGTCAGCATGTCAGCTCTTCTCCTTGGACTTGTCCCCGGCGGCCGGGGTCTTCGGGGTGGGGTTCTCCGACGCCTTCTGCGTCGGGGTCTTGCGCAGGCCCTTGCCGAGCACCGGGTGCCCGAGCCAGTGCTCCGGCACCTCGTGCTTCTCACCAGTGGCGGTGGAGTAGGCCGTGACCTTGGCGGGGTCGGGCATGACGAATCAGCCCCTCTCAGTTCGGGTTTCGCGGGATCGGGCGGGGTCAGTGCCGGTTGGTCTGGAGGCGGTACTGCAGGACGGTGAACCAGCGCGACGGGGACACGTCGCGGTCCTCACGGATCGGGGCAGGCTGGGCGAACTCGTCCTCGACCAGGACCCCGACCTGCACCCCGGCCACCATCAGGGGCTTGCCGGTGAGGCGGTCACGAACCCGGGTGACGGCGCGGCGCGCCCGTTCCGGGTCACCGCCGGCGCACGTGATCGGTAGCGGCAGGTCAAGGAAGTCCGGTGTGTCGCAGACGGTTTCGGCGTGCAGGTTCCCCGGCTGGGTGTGAACGGTGGCGTACGGGTGTGCGCGACCGTCGGGGTCCATGACGGCTTTCGGTGCGCCGTCGAACACGTCGAGGCGGTTGCTGGTCGTGTTGCCCTGCTCGAGCATGGCCTTCACGGCTTCGATCAGGACGTCGAGTGCGACCGTCACTGGATCACCTCGGCACCGAGTGCCTCCATGGCTGCGATGAACAGAGGCGCGTTCCGGTCGAACGCGGGACCCATGTACGGCTGCGGCGCCATGCGGGACGTGCCGTCCTCGACGTACGCGCCGTAGCTGGCGGTGGGGCCGACCTCGCCTTCGGTGGCGGCGGCGCTGATGGTGGTCCGGTAGCCGATGCTGTTGCGCAGGGTGCCGGTGTCGACGGGGGCGGCGATCTGGGCGTCGCGCTTGATGTCGGCCGTCGCCTTCTGCACCACGGTCCGCGACTGCTTGAGCGCTGCGACTGGTGCCGCGGCAAGATCGTCGGCGAGGTCGTCGAGCTGGCTGACGTCGGCGCTCACGGCTGCTGCTCCGGTTCGGCGACGTCGGCCTGGTTGTCGGTGCACACCAGGTCGCGGGTGAACCGCTCAGACCCCATCTGCACGTCCACCACCCACAGGTTGTCCCCGACCATCTGCGCGTCGTTGACCGCCACCGTGACGTGGGTGCGCATCCCGGAGGTGACCTTGTCCGCGCCGGCCTTCCGCGCGTCCAGCTGCACCAGGTACGGGCGGCCCACCACGGCCTGACCGGCAAGGTCGTGAACCTCCGCCTGCGTGAGCGCCTGAATGCGTGCCGGCCCGGCATACTCCTGCGACCACGAGGCGATGGTGGAGTCGGTGTCCGGGTCGTACGCCGTGTCGCCGCGGGTGCCGATGGTGACCTCAGCGTTCATGCCGCCGGCTGCGACGGGCTGGTGATGCGCGCTCCACCCGGTGGGGATGACCTTTGTGCCGGGGAACGGCATCACAGGCCCCACACCTGGTCCGCGAACGGGTGCGGCGTCGCCTCAGGGCGTCGACGCGCCGGGGCGATGGTGTCGACGACGTCGAAGATGTCGGCCGCGTCCTCGCCGGCGACCTGGTCACGCAGCCGCCGAGCTTGCGCCCGCAGCTCGGCGGCGACCGCGGGCCCGTCGGTGGCCAGGTCCTGGGTGCGGATCTTCTTGCTGACCAACGTCTCCGAGGTGGCGATCGCGTCGAGCGCGTCCGCCGCCGCCAACCGCACGTCCTGACCGTTCATGGTCAGGTATCCGGCGATCACGTTGTCGGGCAGCAGCTGGTTGTTCTCGTCGACGTCAGCGATGAGGAGCCGCACCTGCCCGGCCGGGCTGTCGAAGTCGATGGCCAACGCCAGTCACCTCCACTCGGTCAGGGGTTGGTGGGTGGCCTCGCCCGGCGCAGGACGCGCTGCTGCAGGACCCGAAAGGACCCCGGCGGTGGGAGGTCCCAAGCGGCCTTCACCCGAACGACGCATGAACCACGCACCAGAGCCGGGGAGGGTGTTGACACCTGGCGAGGCACCCACCCAACCGGCCCGGGCAGTGAGGGTTGCCCGGGCCGGAGTGAAGGTGTCCCAACAGGGTCAGGACTTGGCCGCGACCGCCTTCACGATCGCGGCGCGCAGGTCGGCCTTGTTGGTGAAGGCCTTCGCGTCGTCGGCGCTGATGCCGGCGTGCTCGACGGCGTAGGCCTCGAGCACGTCACGGTTCTCCGACTCGGCCGGCACCTTCGCGGCCCCGTCGTTACCGCCGCTCTCGTTCGACCTCTGGCTCTTGTCCTCGGTCTTGGCCGGGGACGACGCGCGACCGCCGCCCTTGACCTTGTGGCCGGGCGGGACCAGGTCCGTGCCCTTCCACGACTTCGGCACCTGACCCACGACCTCGTCGGTGACCTCGTCGACGAGGTCGGTGAAGTCGCTGTCCTTGTACGTCTTCACGATGTTCTCCTTCCCGCTCAGGCGGCGATGCCGTCGGAGGCGTACGTGAACGTCGGGTCACCCGTCGCGGCGCCCACGATGTGACGCACCCGGAAGTGGATCGTGTCGTCGTCGAACGAACCCTCGTTCGCCGCGATCGCGCCACCACCGATGCGGGTGCCCTGGTCCGCCTTCTGACGCAGGTCCGGGGTCTCGAAGCCAGTGAGGAACGCCATCCAGAACGCCGGCCGGACAGCCGACGTCACCGGGATGAGGAACCACGCCGTACCCGGCAGCGACGGCATCACGTTGAGCGTGACGAGCCCCTTGAACGGGTTCGACTCGATCGTCGTCACACCGTCCGGGCTGGTGCGGCGGATCTCGGCCGTGTTCAGGACACGGTTCGCCTGCGACCGCAGCTGCGGGCCCACGACGAGCTGCATCGCCGGGGCGACGATGAGCCGCCCCGAGGCGTCCCGCTTGGTCGCGGTCACCTGCGTGTACGCGGCGTCGAGGTTGTCCGGGGTGAGGGCACCGGTGCCGATGTTGGCGTTCGTCGGGTTGAAGAACCCCGTGTTCGGTGCGCCGGTGAACTCGTTCGCGAGCAGCGACATCGCCGCGTCGTTCTCCGTGCGACGGCACACCTCCGCCCACTGGCCAGGAACCTCCTGCAACTCCCCGATCTCGTCGTTGATGCGCGCCTCGAGGGTGTACCCGTAGCGCTCACCGAACTTCTCGACCCGGATCTGCTGGTCGACACGGTCCAGGCCCTTGGCCACCGGGTACGGCGTGTGCTCGGGCACCTTCGGCAGCCGGTAGCTGGTCCCGACGAGGGTCCGCAGCGTCTTGGGCTTGAAGTTGCGGACCGTGGTGCGCTTCGCGAACGTGGTCCACGTCGGCTCGGCCTTCTGGTAGGCCTGCACCATCTCCACGTCCATGACCTGCCCGACGGAGTCGCGGAACAGGTCGCTGGTGGTGATGGCCTCGTTCACCATCAGGGTGGCGGACTTGTCGCCGGCCCACGCGGCGTCGAGGAGCTTGCGCGCCTCCAACGCCGCGGTGCGGCGCCGCTCGCTGTTGCGGACGGCGGCGCGGCGGGCCGCGGGGGACTCGCCGGCCAGGTCGCCGTCGGCCGAAAGGCCGAACGCGTCGACCATGAACTGGGATGCCTTCATCTCAGGTCTCTCCGATCTCAGATCTGGGCCTTGACCTGGACGACGGCCTCGCCGACGCCTGCAGCCTTGGACAGGTAGGTGTTGTCCGGTCCGGGCACGGACTGCCCGAACAGGGTGTTGCCGCTCGCCGTGGTGGTGAGCGTGAATGGGCCGGCCCCGGTCAGGTAGATCGGGGTGCCGGGGCCGCCGATGGCGCCGTCGACGTCGAGGAGGTACCCGCCGTCGACGTTCACCGCGGCGTACCCGTTGGCGTGGCCGACGCCGCCGGTGGGCAGCGGCTTCGTGGTGGAGTCGGCGCGGTCGGTGGCGGCGACCCCGACGAGGTCACCGACCTTGACCGGGTCGCCGGACTTGGTGCCGGCCGGGACGGGCAGGCTTCGCGCGGGCTGCTGGTTGGCCCAGACCTGGTTCTTCATCTCAGGCCTCCTTCGACGTGTAGTTGAACGCGGTGTCGAAGTCGTCGACGGTGGCGCCGCCGCCGGACTCCTTGGTGGGGCCGAAGCCGGTGACACGGCCCATGCCGAGCGACTCCTGCAGCTCAGCCAGGTCGGCCTGCTCCTCGGTCACGGTGGCCTCGGTGATGCTGACGAGCTCGTCGGCGTTGGCGGCGCCGTTGTCGTCGAGGCGGACCTGCTTGAGGACGGACTCGACGATGCGGGCCTGCCGGCGGGCGGGGAGCCCGGACTCGGCGACCTTCTTGGTGACGGCGGGTCGCGCGTTCTCGCGCGCCTTGTGGATGGCGAGCTCACGCTCGGCCGTGGTGGCGCGCTCGTTGGCCTGGTCGCGCTCGGACTCGAGCGCCTGGACCCGGCCGGCGGCCTCGGTGAGTCGGCCGTGCTCGGCCTCGTCCACCTGGATGGTTCCCATGGTGTCCTCCGTGGGGTTGGGGTTGGGTCGTCCGGCCGGTGCCGGGACGTTCTTGTTGCCGCCGGACTCGGCGGCGGGGGCCACGGGCACGTACTCGGTGCGGGGCCGCACCTCCACGGGGGAGCCCGACAGCACGGCGTGGCCGTCGTCGTCGAGCTCGTAGGTGTCCTGCCACGTGCCGGACTCGTCCGGGGTTTCGACGGTGAACCACACGGTGGTCTCGTCGAAGTCACGCACCCACACCCACGTCTTCTCCGCGCCGTACTCCTCGAGCAGCGCCTGGTAGAGCGCCTCACGGGTGTCGTTCGCGGTGGCCTCGGAGACGCCGTGGGCGACGGCGCGCTCGATCACCCGCTCGGGGCGGGCGGACTCCAGGACCTGCAGGATCGATCCGCCGCGGCCGGCCTTGGTGACGAAGTCGACGGAGTCGGCCTCGATGAGCTGGGTGACGATGCGGCCCTTGCGGCCTTCGGCCTCACCGATGGTGGTGTCGGACCAGCCGCGGATGCTGACGCCGATGGCCTTGGCGAACTGCTCGTCGGTGAGGGCGTCGACGAACGGGCCGAACACTTGCGCTTCGGCGACGAGGGTGCCGCCGTCGACGTCGGGGTCCCAGGTGGCGTCCTCGACGAGGACGGCGGCCAGGTCGCGCAGGGACCGTTCGGGGCGGTCGTACTCCTCGGACTCGGTGGGGTGGTCGAGGAACATCTGGGTGCCGGCGGGGAAGACCTTGGCGGTGGCGGCGTTCTCGAGGACCTTGTCGGAGTAGTAACCACTCGAGCCCCACCCCGGGGTAATCAGGCCGATCTTGAGGCGGCCGGACTTGGCGTCGGTGGCCTCGCGGACGGTGAGGGCGCGGGACTCGGTGACGGCCTGCTTGGGCATGGTGCGACCTCCTAGGCCGTGGGACGATGCGGGGATGATTCAGGTCGAGAACATCGGTGGCGAAGAACCAGCGAACCCGCTGCTCGAGCACTTCACGCTCACGCCCGGCGCGGGCTACGTCTGCAAGGCCTGCGGAGCATCCGTGCACTACTCGGATGACGCGGTCAAACACCGCGACTGGCACACGGACCTGGAACAGCGCCTTGTCGAACGCTGACCCGGACGACTGCCCCGAGCACGTGTGGGTCATGACCGGCATGACCACCGCCGCGGACGGCACACACATCGAGTACCGGTGCTCACGGTGCGGGGCGACGTCCCTTGAGGGTCCGGCGGAGTTACGCGGCGAGGTCGGCTGAGCGCTTCGCGGCGGCCGCCCGCTTCTTGTTGACGTCCTGCGGCACGGGGTCGAGGTGCCAGGGGTTCACGCAGTTCCGGACTCGACACAGGTGGTCGAGTTCGAGTCCCTCGGGGATGTCGGCGACGTGGTGACGGTATGACCAGCGGTGCGCAGACGGTGTGGGCAGGTCCGAGGCCATGACGCCGTAGCCGTCACGCGTGAGCAGGCCTATCCACAGCCAGCAGGCACCCATGTGGGCGGCGTGCTCGGGAGCGACGCCCTCGGTCAAGTAGGACTCGAAACGGGCGACGTGGTCGCCGACGATCCGACTGGTGACGAGGGGGCTTCCGTGACGCTGAAAGCGACGGTAGTGCTTCTCGCACAGGCCGTGACCCCCGTTGCCCTCCGTGGTGCAATCGGCAACGACACAGGGTCCGGGGGTCCTACGAGTGCTGATGTTCGGGTCGCCGTGTGCCTGCCAGCGCTGGTAGTGCTTCACGCACCAACTCCGCGCGATGGCCACGCGGTCACAGCCATCAATGCTGCACGGTCTTTTGCTGGGGCGCTCAGGAATGAGGTTCGGGTCTCCGGACTTGCGCCACCGCGCGTAGTGCATCGGGCACATGCCGCGTGACTTGTGGGGCTTGCTGCAGCCCTCGATTTCACAGGTACGCTCTGCCACGTCGACTCCTAACCAGTCGGCCACGCCCCGGGGGTGTTAGCGCACCCGCCGGGGTCCCTCAATTCTATTACGCCGCAGTCGTTTTCGTGAGGTCCTTGACCGACGTTGGCGCCCATGAATCGCGCCATCCCGGGGTGGTTCGCTTCTTCGTCAAGTCGTCCCAGCTGACCTTGCCGGACCTCAGCAGGTCGAGGCGCGCCTTCCCCATGATGGCGACTTGGTCTTCGTCGGGCAGGCGGTCGAACCATGCCTTGGAGTCCGGGAGGATCGACGCCGGCTCCTCGAGGTCGAACCCGAGGTCCTTCCAGCTCTTCGAGACGGGAAGTCGAGCACATCTTCCTTGCTGGTGGTCGTATGGACCAGGCTCGTCGACTGGGTGCATGGTGCCGTGCTTCGCCAGGCAGGAGGGACACGTCCGACTGTCCAGGGCGGCGACCCACTGCCACCCCTGGAGCACCTCGGCGTTGGCCTTGTCCTGCACCCAGCCCGCTTCCCGATGAGCCGAAAGCATCTCGGTGCGGGCGATGACCAGGGCGCGGTTGCGGCCGCCGTTGAAGGCGTCCTCGACCCGGTTCAGCATCAGCTTCGCCGCCTCGATCGGGTTGTCCCCGACCGCGATCCCACGGATCAGGACAGACTTCATGGCCTGCTCCGCCTGCGGCGACAACGGCACCGACAGGGCGGTGACCTGCTGGGTGGTGCGCTTGACGATGGCGTCGAGGGCGGCGTCGTCGACCCGGTCGAACGTCGTGATCACCTCAGCCGCCGACCCGGCCTGCGCCGGGTACTGCGAGGCCGTGATCCGGTTCGACCACTCCACCGCGTCCGCCGTCATGGCCGGCAGGGCCTGGGTGACCTGCACGGGCAGGTCCGCGGCGAGGTCCATCAGGGCCGCCCGGGTGGTGGCCATCGCGCGCTGTGCCCGGCGGGCCCTGGTGACCTGCCTGCGTGACGGCCAACGGCCGTCCTTGGAGGCTGCCACGAGGTCCTGTAGGGCTTCGTCCCACTCCTGCGCGAGCTCGTTCCACGCGGCACCCCAGGCGCGGATGACCGCGGCCGCGGTGGCATCGACAGGGGCGAGCATGGCAACACGCATGCCGTCGAGCAGGCGCAGGGTGGTGCGGTTGACGGCCATCGTTCAGGCCGCCGGCTGGTCCCCGCCAGCCACCGCGTCCTGCTGCGCCCTGGCGGCGGCGGCGTCGTCGGGGTAGATGAAGTTCCCGTCGTCGTCGGTGAGCTGGTCGAGGACCTCGTCGACGTTGTCCACGTCCAACGCCATGAGCAGCAGCCGCGCGACCGTGAGCGGCGGCAGCTTGCCCGTGCCGTCCGCGATGTTGACCGCGTCGACCAACGTCTTCAGGTCGACCTTGTCCAGCGCCGGCCAGTCCACGTCGATCGACGCCGCCTGACCGCCACGCAGCTCGAACACCTCACGCCCCGTCACCTGGTCCACGCGGCGCGTCCCGGCCAGCGGGCCCTGCGGGGCCTTGACCGCCTGGTCGATGACGTACCCGAGGATGGTGCGGATGCGGGCGGTGTGCAGCGCCCTGCGCGTCCCGGCCATCAGGTACGTCGGCTGGTCCAACGTCTCCGCTGTCGCCCGCGCACCGGTGACGCCGGGGTCGCCGAGGAGCATCGTGACCGGCACGCCGAGCGCGGCCGCGACCATGGCGGCCAGGGGGCGGCCGGAGTCGGAGTCGATGGTGGCGCCGGATTTCCCGACCGCCTCAAGCTTCTGCCCCTCACCGGTGATCGCGGTCTGACCCACCTGACCGTCCGGTGTGGCCGGTGCGGCGCCGATGCGTTCCCGCACCTGCGCGGCGCCACGCTTGGTCTTGGCCGTGATCTGGTACGCGAACCGCGACATGGCCTTCATGTAGCGTGCCCAGTCCTCGAGGAACTCCTTGTACCCGCGCGCCCACGGCAGCGCGGCATACACGTCGGGCACGCCCCACTTGGACCCGTCGGGCCGGTTCACGCACGTGTGCAGGACCGGCTTGTCCCACTCCACGGGCTTCCCGTCGATCGTCGACGGCCGCAACCTGGGCCAGTACCCGACCGCCGGGTAGAACACGGTTCGGGTCTCCTCGCGCGTGCGGGTGCCGGCGTATCCCTGCTCGACGACGGTGCGGGTGTAGGTGCGCTTGTAGAACCACGGGTCGGTCGCGTCGTCAGGGTTGGCGATGACGTCGTCGACCTCACGGTCGGGGATGACCCGCACCTGCACCCGCCCCGACAGCGGTGACGTCACGAGGACCTCGAACGCCTGCCCCTGGGTGGCGAGCCGCTGCTCGAGCTCTTCGCGGGCCTGCGCGGAGGTGAACGTGGCCTGGTTTGACGGGTCGTCCATGAACGCCTGCACGACGGCGTTGACGTCCTGCTGGGCGTCGTCCTCTTGCGTGGCTTGGATGGTGACGCCAAGGCCCCACACGTACGCGGTGCGCAACTGTATGCCGCGGCTGATGAGGGGGTCGGCGATGGCCATGATCTGCGCGAGTCGTGAGGTCTTGCGGAGTTGCTCGCGGGTGATGACCTGCCCCGTGAGTTCGCCGAGCCTGTACCAGCCAC